CATTCGGCGTTTCTGACCCACTGGGTGTCTTCGGATCTCCGGGCGCTTAATCGCGTAGTAACAAGTTGTACTAAGGGGGCTTCGGCCCCCTTTTTTATGGTTGACATAAAGCCACACACTGTGATATGTTTGTATTTCGGGAAAAAATTTTCGGCGTATCTGACAGACCCGACTGACGACATGTAGACAGATATGCCATAACTCACATGTGAGAACTATTATGGGACAAACTACATTTTCAGGCCCAATCAAGGCCGGAACAATTCAAAACACTACTGGCACTACTGTCGGTGAACTGCGTAACGTAGGTTCAGTTAATGTAATGCAGACTGGGATCGTTAAGCAGACTGCTACTACTTTTACCTCTGACATCGTTATTCCTGCTAACTCTTTAATCACCAGAATGTATGTGTTCCGCACTACAATTTGGAACGGCGCTGCTGCTACCTTTGGTATTGGCGACCAGAATGCAGGTGATACTTTCTCTCCTATTAACCAAGCTGGCGGTACTGTTGGCCTACTGGAAATCGCGCCCGGCACTTCTGTTCCTCGGAACAAGTCTTGGCTCAACGTAGGTACTTCTGATATACGTCTTGTTGTTACTAACACTAACACTGGTACAGGTATTGGTACGTTAGTTGTTGAGTACTTGCAGAATGAAGGCGCAGATAACTCTAACACATAAGGAGTAGCGTATGTCTAGCTCAGATGTATTTGCAGTACGTAAAAATGCTACTGGGGCGATATCCTTTCAGGGGCCGGCCCGACTACGTCAGGTGGAAGTTCAGACTGGTACTAGTGGTACTCCCAGACTGACTTTTACTGACGGTAACGGCGGCCCTACTCTACTGGATCTGGATCTCACCACGAGTGACACTCACTCCGTAAACATACCTGCGGACGGCATACGGTTTAAGGACAACATACGTATATCTGCGATGACAGACGTAGTAGCCGTTACTGTGTTTTTATCCTAGGAGGGTGATATGTCTCAAAAAGTAGATGTTATAAGTAAGAGAACCCAATCCACCGGCTCAGTTAGCGGTGGCCCTGCGCGGTTACGTCAGTTGATGATAAAAGCTGCGGCCTCTGGCTCCCCTAGAATTATCCTGAAGGATGGCGATGGAGGTGCCAATCTTTTGGATATTACTTTCGCTGTAGGGGACACTCACTCGATAAACATTCCGGGTAACGGTGTTCGTTTTGAAAACGAGATATGGCTGCAAAATAAAACTAACATAACTGCTATGACGTTCTTCTGGAGCTAGAGTAATGCGTAGGTACTACAAAACAGGTGGGGAAGTCGGCACCGGTATGAAGGGGATGAGCCAGAAGAGCGGCGACAAACGTTCTACCAAATCCGGTGCGGGCATGACCGCTAAAGGTGTAGCGAAGTACCGAAAGAATAACCCCGGCAGTAAATTAAAAACGGCTGTGACGGAAGATAAGCCTAAAGGAAAACGCGCATCTAGACGTAAGTCTTATTGCGCACGTTCCGCAGGGCAGATGAAGAAGTTCCCTAAAGCAGCGAAAGACCCTAATTCACGACTAAGACAGGCGCGTAAGCGCTGGAGATGTTAAAATGGCACTACCAATCATAGCTGCGATAGCCCGGATGGGTATTACGCAGGCAATTAAAAAGTTCGGCAAGGGTGCGGTAAAGAAAGCGCAAGCTGTTGAGAAAAAAGTATCAGGCACAGTTGGCAAAACACCGAAGGGCGCGAAAAACCGAGCAAAAAATGACCCAAGGGGTAATAAACCTACTCTTAGTGCAGTTCGTAGCGGACGTAGACGAATTGGTACAGGTGCCGCCACTACGGCTGCCGCAGTTGGTATACCTAAAGTAGGGGGCGCACTTAGTGATTCAATAGCGTCTGACTACAAGAAGCCACCTGCCAAGGAGCCAACTGCTAAGAAATCGACTGGCAACTTTAAAGCCCAGCCTAAAGCGGTTGAAGGTAAAGGCACTAACTTAGGTAAGATGCAGCGTGACAACGCTAAGATGGACGCTAACCAGAAAGTAACCACCTCTGCCAATAAGCAGAAAACTGCTGCGGTAAAGCGTGCTACTGTAGATGCTCCAGTGTCTAAGGCTCCACCTAAGGCTAAATCTGACCAAAGTACTTCCACACCTTCGTGGAATCAATATAAGACTATCGCACAGGCTAAGAAAGCTGGGTCTAAGTTTTACAGTAAGAACGGTAAGAAGATGGCGGCAGTGTATAAAGAAGATCTAAAGCCGGGCCAGAGCCTATCCGACTACATGAACAATAAGAATAAGTTACCTAAACTTAAACAGTCTAAGGCCAAAATTAAGAAGCCTAAAGGCTTTATGAGTGGTAAGACTGTACGAGGCAATGGCATCGCTGCACGCAGCAAAACTTGCAAGATGCGCTAATGACTATATCACGGTCGCAAATGACCAAGCAGATGGAGAATAATGTGGATAAGTTTAAACCAATGAAAGACGCGGACTATGAGAAGTTAACCCCCGCGCAAAAGAAAGCGTACGACGCCAAGGCGAAGAAAGCCATGATGGGTAACCTCCCTAGTCCACCTAAGAAGATGATGGATGGTGGTAAGGTTGATAAGCCTAAGCGAGGGCAACGTGCAGCTACGAACAAGATGGCTGGCGGTAAAGTTCGAGGCTACGGTATGGCACGTGGTGGCAAAGTATGTAAGATGCGCTAATGCGTAGCTACTATAAAACAAGCTCTTGCGGCTGCCCTAAGGACAAGAAGTTTGCTAAAGGCGGCACCGTAAAGGATTCGTGCTATAAGAAGGTGAAGGCCAGCTACAAGGTCTTCCCTTCTGCGTACGCGTCTGGGGCTATTGCTAAATGTCGAAAGAAGAAGGCTGGTAAGTAATGCGTAGGTATTATAAGTCTGGCGGTGGAGTACGTAAAACCGAGAAGGGTGCGTCTCTAAAGCGTTGGTTCAAGGAAGATTGGAAAGACGTTAAGACCGGTAAGGCTTGTGGTAGAAAGAAAGGCGAGGGTAGGGGTACTCCTTACTGCCGTCCTTCTAAGCGTGTTACATCTAAGACTCCAAAGACCTCAGGTGAGATGTCTAGTGCGGAGAAGAAGAGTAAGATAGCCGAGAAGAATCGACTAGGACAACCAGCGGGTAAGCCACGTAGAGTGTCTCCTGCTAAGCGGAGGAAGTAGCCATGGGTATGGGCGTTAAGCATTATAAAAAAGACGGTAAAGAGCATAAGGGCGGCCTACATAAAATGGCTGACGGCTCTCTTCACACAGGTAAAACTCATAGTAAAAGCAGTGTAAGATTGTTCCATTACGGCGATCTAGCTAAGAAAGCTAAAGTTACAGCTAAATCAGGATGGGGAAAATAATGGCTACATCAAATAGCACAGCGTTCGACATGGATTTCACCGAGATTGCTGAAGAGGCGTGGGAGAGAGCTGGACGTGAGATGCGTTCTGGCTATGACCTGCGTACTGCCCGTCGATCCATGAACTTGATGACTATAGAGTGGCAAAACCGTGGCATCAACATGTGGACTATCGAGGAAGGTAACATTGATCTATTGAAGGGGCAGACGCAGTACACACTCCCCGCCGATACCATTGACCTACTAGAACACCAACTACGGACTGATGCAGGTAGTGTATCTACTCAGTCTGACCTTAACCTATCACGTATCAGTGTGAGCACTTACGCCACAATCCCAAACAAGTTGACACAAGGTAGACCCATACAGATATTCATCGAACGTCTGAGAGACGCTCCTAAGATCAGTGTGTGGCCTGTACCAGATAAGGCAGGATACAAGATAAACTACTACCGCCTACGCAGAGTACAAGACGCGGGTGCAGGTATAGAAACTGCGGACATGAACTTCCGTTTTCTCCCCTGTCTAGTAGCAGGACTAGCGTACCACATCGCTATGAAGGTACCTGAACTCTCTGAGCGCCTAAGTATGTTAAAGTCTGTATACGAAGAGCAGTTTGACTTGGCTTCACAAGAAGATAGAGAGAAGGCTTCAGTTAGGTTCGTACCTCGCATGGGACACCCGTAATGGGGACTAAGTTCGCTGCCGGCAAAAAGGCATTCGGGTTCTGTGACTTATGTGGCTTTAGGTATAGACTAAAGCAGCTAAAGAGCTTATTTAGGAAAGGGGTAGACACGAATATAAAGGCGTGCCCTTCATGTTGGAATGGAGATCACCCACAAAACAAATTGGGCGAGTTTCCTGTATATGACCCACAAGCATTGCGAGATGTACGTCCCGATAGAAGTCTGGGGACAGGGACTAAGGTTAGCGCACGTGGCCTTCAGTGGGGATACAACCCAGTAGGCGGCCCTTCAGATTCATTAGCATCCAACGCCCTAGTAGCTACGGGTGAGGTTGGACAAGTTACGGTAACTATTACATGAACTACACAGAATTAAAGACAAACATACAAGACGTAGTTGAACAGACATTCACAACTGCCCAGCTCGATATGTTTATAAAGCAGGCCGAGCAAGAGATATATAACACTATACGGTTACCGGTTTTACGTAAAGCCGCCACAGGTAACCTAGAGCAGCCTAGTCAATTTGTTACGTTGCCCACTGATTACCTGTATATACATAGTTTTACCTTGGTAGACGCGGCAGGGGATTCTAAATTGCTACTAAACAAGAATGTTGATTTTATCAGCGAGGCGTACCCAAAACCCAGCTCTACCGGCTTTCCTAAGCACTATGGGCTGTATAACAAGACACAGGCGATACTTGGGCCTACGCCTGACCAGAACTACGCCTACAACCTACAGTACGGGTATGCTCCAGAGTCTATAGTAGCTACGGGCACTACTTGGCTAGGCGATCACTTCGACGCTGCATTGTTGAACCGCTCGCTTATGGAAGCTATACGGTTTACTAAGGGTGAACAAGATATGGTGGCCCTATACGAGAAGTACTACATGCTTGCACTGCAAGCGTTAATGTCGGGTTCGGATAAACTAGCTAACGACTCTTACAGGGCATAAGAATGAGCACACTAATTCAGACACAGACAACATCTTTTAAAGTAGACGTGCTCAGCGGAGTCTTTGATTTCAGTTCTGACACTTCACAGGCGTTTAAGGTAGCTCTATACGATGGCGACGCCATGAACCTAGACGCTAGTACTACTGCTTATACTACCACTGGAGAGATCACAGGCACGAACTACACTGCTGGAGGCAACGCAGCCACTTTGATACCAGTCACCTCTGACGGTACGACTGCTACTATTAGCTTTAATACTGTGTCTTGGGCTTCCGCAACTTTATCTGCGAGTGGGGCTTTAGTATATAAGTCTGGGGGCGGTAATCAAGCTATAGCAGTACTAGACTTTGGGGGACGCAAGACAGCAACTAGCAGTACCTTCAATGTAACTTTCCCTGCTAACAACGCAACCAGTGCTATTATACGTATAGCCTAAGGAACCCCCATGGCTACTCAATATACTCCCAACCTAAAACTATCTCTCCCTACCCAAGGAGAGCTTTCCGGCACGTGGGGCAACGAGGTAAACAACGGCATAACCTCTATGGTGGAGGATGCCATTGCTGGACAGGTTACAATCAACACGTGGTCTAACAACGTACACATCCTAACTACCGCGAGCGGCGCAGCATCTGAAGCGCGGAACATGATACTAAAGTTCACCGACACTAACAGCCAAATAGGGGCTGCCATTGCGACGGTTAAATGCCCTAGTTTAAGTAAAGTATACTGCGTAGAGAACGCTACATCTAAGTCCATACTAGTGAAACCCGACGGCGGTACGGGGGAAACTATCCCCAGCGGGCAGTCAGCCATACTACGTTGTGATGGAAGTAAAGTGGTATACGCTACAACCCCCTTCGAAGGAAACACCATTGGAGTAAGCGTTGAAGAGTTTGGTGTTAAATCAGACGGAGTCACAGACGACAGCGTTGCTTTGCAGGCAGCTGCTGATTTTGCAGCTACTAACAGAAGAACATTAACCTTTGAACGTGGTTCTTCTTTTATTAGAACTACTACTCCAATATACATTAGGTCACATTCTCATTGGTTTGGTGATGCTGAAATAAAGAACACTAATACGGCCGCCGATATTCAATCTTCTGTGCTTTTAGGGGGTGGTTTTAACCCTGTATACTTCGATGCTTTTAAGTCCGACATTGTAGATTACACTCACTATCCTATTAACGCTGTAAACAGTGGACGTACAATTACAACTACTACAGGCTCTGATGCGAGCAATTTTGCTGTAGGTGATTTAGTCTGGGTCAGTACAACTAAGACTTGGGTAGGAAGCGCAGGCAACTATCCTGTAACCGCTCATCTTTCTAAAGTTCTTACTTTAAACGGGAGTACTGGCGTTATAACGTTAGAAACTCCTATTTCAGAGCGTATGGCTGCTGAGTATGGAGACTTACGTGTTTGTAATGCGCAAGAAACCGGAGTATTAGACAAACTGGGCAATCAATTAGAGTTCTGTGAGCAGGCTGTTATTGACGGTATATCTTTAAGCGCTCCTTTTGGTAACGCGCTTACTCGCGGTGGTATGTATAAGTGTGACTTTAACTTTAAGAACATTACAGGTAAGAACTGCATCTTTGCTAACGCTTTTGTCAACACATCCGTTAGAGCGCAGACAGTAACTGCAACTAGAAAAGCATGTGACATTGCAGGTTTTTCTAATAGTTTTTATATAGGTATTGATTCTCTTATTTATGATGGAAGTGCCGCTGAGTCAAACCTTCCCGCTTTTAGTCGAGTTGGTGAGGGTGGACGTAACGGCCTGATTGAGATTTTCAATGCTAACTGTGGTGGTTACATTGACCCTGACCCTCTTGTTATGGTAGATGGGGGTTGTAAAAACGTAGGTCAACAGATTTATAGTTTAAATGCTCCTGACCACGGACAAGAGACAGGAACAGGCGCACCTTTTAGGTTACAACAAGCTGTGTCTTCAGCTAGAGCAATACACACTGCTACCGCAGGACAGACTGTGTTTGACTACAGTACTAAGTTTAACGAACAAGGTGCGGATAGGACTGCTGCCCTAAAGGTTTACGTTAATAATATACTTCTTATTGCGGGGGCAGGCGCGGGTAAGTACGCTATCGCCAGCGATGACAATACAATCACTTTAGGTACGGCTGCTTCGTTAGGCGATAAAATAAAGATTGGATTAGCTACTGATTATCAAAAAAGTTTAGAAAACTGTTGGTTATCTGTCAACGCAACTCTAGGTGCTAACGCTGTTAGAGCTGCTTTCTTCGGTGATTTAGTACGTGACCCTGCTAATCCTACCGTAAGGTATATGCACAACTGTGGATTTAAGGAGTTAAAAGTTGTAGCAAGCGCCCCTTATTCTACAAACATTGCTTGTACTCTTCACGGTATTAATTCTTATATTGAGGGAGCTTATTGTAATGAAGGTAAACTTTCTATTGCTGCCGATGCTGAATATGCAAGTGCAAAAGGGTACTTTAAACTAGGGGTGTCTGATGCTTCTTCAACAAGCGTTATTGACGACTTAATTAAAGACTACGTAAACAACTATGGCGTTAATTTAAAAGCCTTCGGTGCGGTAGGTGATGGTGTTACGGATGACACAGTGGCTGTAAAAGCTGCTATTGATTCCGATCAATCCATTTATGTATCTGACGGTGTGTTCTTGGTGGCTTCTTGGCCTTCAGGTGGTGTACTGACTGATAGTACTTTAAAAATGCGAGGCACAGGTACAATTAAAGCAGTAGGCAATTCAAAGGTTTTTGTCGTTATAAGGAATGATGCTGACATTAAGGATGTGCAGTTTGAAGGGTTTAAGTTTGTGTTTGAAAACGCTTTCGGTAGCAGTGCTTCCTTAGATAAGTTTCACCTAGATAACATTACAGTAAAAAACTGTGGTGGTGGCATTACTTTAGAAAGGCCGGTTAATTCTTTTAAAGTTACTAATTGTTTGTTTGATACCTTGACAGCAGATAAGCCTATACGTGTAGGGCGCAACACTTACTCAGCGCAGGATACTTGGAAGAACATTACGATAACAGGGAACACGTTCAGAAACATTTCAACCACAGGCGCAACTGACTGTAATGTCATGTTAGTGTACGGAAAGCAAGCGACTATAACTAGCAATGTAATTGAGGGTGTTACAGCAGTAGGCTCTAATGAGTTGTTTAACGGCACTGGCTCTAAGACAGCGTTTACTTTAACTGAGTCAGGATTAAACACTGGTCAGACCACTGTTCTCGTTGGTGGCGTTGAACAAGTTAATACTGATGAAACTGTGTTGTGGTCTATATCAGGCAATACCCTTACATTCACTACTGCTCCCGCTTCTGGAACTAATAACGTAAAGATTGTTTACTTTGGAGAGTCTGCCGGTATCTACACTAAGGCCAGATTTGCAACAATCACTGGCAATACTATTTCTGGAATTACTTCGGGTAACGTAAATCAGGTCTACGGTATTAACGTAAAGGGCAAAGGGCGTGGAGATACATCTGCACCACAGGGATTTAACGTAACAGTTACAGGCAACACCTTGGTGGGTGTGAATGGGGTAGGTTCTGGTATCCGCATACAGAATGACTTTGTTAATGTAACTGGCAACAACATTGAAAGGTTCCGCTTTGGTGTTAACGGTAACACAGCAGGGCATAACAATAGCAACATTACTGGTAATAACATATTCCACTGTCAGCAGTATGGCATTCACGTTATCCAGAGTGGTTTGAACTACGTTATTCAGGGCAACAATATCCAAGGACAAGTTGTGAGTTCTGTTTACGAGCCTCTGATTGGCATCAAGGTTCGAGCCTTTAACGATACTAGCAACTACTCTATTGCAAACAATGTTATTAGCACTTGCAAGAAGGGCATCAAGCTAGACCAAAGCGCAACAGGTAATCAGATAAACAATGTTCAGATTGTTAATAACATCTTTAACGATGTTGATGATAACGGTATTGAGTTTGCCGCCTGCAACACTATTCTTGTTAAAGATAATACATACGATGGTGCGGTTGAAAACAATTACATTAGAGCAGTAAATCCTAACCAGAATGTAAGAATAGTTGATAGTCGAACTAAAACTCTAAACACTGCTAGTTCAACAGCGATTCAAACATGGAATACAAGTTTAGTAGACCAAGTAGTTAGAGTAACTGCGGAAGCAACAGGGCGAAGAACAGATGATGGTGAGTTTGCATCATACCAGATTATAGGTTTGTTTAAAGTAGTTGGTGGCACGTTATCTCAGGTGGGCCAAACAGTAAGTAGGTACGCTATTGAGAGCGACACAGGTTGGACAGGCATTACATTTGACACCAACTCCAACGATATATTTTTAGACGTACAAGCCGAGTCTGGCACTATTAACTGGACTTACCAAACTGAGTATGTGTCTAGCACTGACGCAACAATTTAACTAGTAGACTAGAAACAATAGTGATACACTTGAGAGAACTATAGGATTTAAACGATGGCATCAACGTATACAAGCACATTAAAGCTAGAGAAGCCGACGCAAGGCGAGAAGAGTGGCGTGTGGGGCAACACTATAAACAACAGTATTACTGATATTGTAGAGAATGCCATCGCTGGCCTAGTGACCATAAACACGTGGACACAAGCAAACCCCGCTATTGCTACCCTGACAACAGGCCAAGGCTCAGTTACTCAGTCTAACGCTGCAATACTGAACCTAACTGACACAGGCAGCTTAATCCCCACTGGGGCGCAAGGTAGGGTTCTTGTCCCCGCCAAGAGCAAGGTTTTCCTCGTTATTAATGGTACGGGGCACGAGGTGCAAGTTAAGGTGTCCGGCGAACTCGGGGTTGTTATACCTATCGGACAAAACATGATTGTTGTCTGCAATGGCACCACTGTCCTAGACCCCCTTACTAGGCTTACCCTTGACCAAATTCTTTCTTATGGCCTTGTTGCTGTTGGTGGTGTAGACACCGCGATTGCTACAAACAGAGCAGTGTCTCTGGCGGGCACCTCAACTCTTTCCCTAGCTGACGATGTTAAGGCTAAGTTTGGTACTGGTAACGACCTAGAGATATTCCACGATGGCAACCACAGCTACATAAAAGACACTGGAAGTGGCGACCTAAGACTCCTAGGCGCGGATAACGTACGTATACAGAACGCTGATGGCTCTAAAGACTTCCTCGTAGCCACTACCAACGGCTCTAACTCTGGAAGGTTGGCCCTGCTACATAACAACTCGACAAAACTACGCACTGAGACCACTGGCACCACTACCTTCGGCGAGGCTAATGTGCAGGTTTTGGGTTCGGATCAACCTACTTTATCTCTAGGTACAGGCTCTACTAAGGTCATATGGAGATCAGGCTCAGGCAGTCCAGAAGGGGCTGTGACAGCTAGGGTGGGTAGTATTTACTCTAGAACGGACGCCCCAAGCCAAGGCACACCAACCCTATACTCAAAAACTGGTGGCAGTGGTAACACTGGCTGGAAAGCCGTGATTGTAGCCACATAACTAACTAACTGACGGACATTACCATGTCGGGAAGGAAACACACAATGATTGACGAAACGAAGGATGCACTAGACGTGGTAGCAGGTTCAACAGCACTATTAACCGTAGCCGCATGGGTTCCGCCCGTTGCCGGTATATTCAGTATCATATGGTTCGGATTAAGAATATGGGAATCAGACACCGTGAGGGAGCTTACTAACCGTGTTAAATCTAGCTAAGATGATGGTCGGCCCTGTGTCGAACCTTGTTGGGGGGTACTTTAAAAATAAAGCCGAAGAGAAGCAGGCCAAGCATCAAGCCAAGATGGAAGTCATCAAAAACGATGCAGACTGGGAATCTAAGATGGCTGACGCTTCGGCGTCGAGCTGGAAAGACGAGTTCTGGACGGTAGTGTTGTCTATCCCCGTGTTCATGGTGGGGTATGCTATTATTGCTAATGATGTCACTATTATTGAACGCGTACACTTAGGGTTTAACGCCCTATCAGAGTTACCAGAATGGTACCAATATCTACTGTTTATCGCTATCTCAAGTTCCTTTGGTATAAGAGGGGCAAGCAAGATCATGGGAATGCGCAAGTGAACCGGTATAAGTACTTTAAGATAGAAGATTTCGACTGCCAAGAGACGGGCGAGAACGAGATGGAGCCTGACTTCATCGACCAACTAGATGATCTACGAGAAGCCTGCGGGTTTCCTTTTATAGTTACATCTGGGTACAGAAGCCCTCTCCATAGTATTGAGAAACGCAAAGCGACTCCGGGCACACACGCCCAAGGTATCGCCGCAGACATAAAAGTATCTGGAGGCCAACAGCGCCGCCTTATAGTAAAGAAAGCCCTAGAACTGGGCTTCGGTGGTGTAGGCATCGCTAAAGGGTTTGTACATGTTGACATCCGATGCAGTAAAGAAGTGATGTGGTGTTACTAAGAGGCGCTGCACTAGCACTAGTGATTGTAACCTTAGGGGTTACGGCGGACAGCGATAATAATCAAGACGGTAGTCTGAACACGAACACCGTGGACTCTACTGTAGACAGTAACAACAGCTCGGCGGACAACTCCACGAGCAATACGTATAACGGTGCGGGAGCAGGTGGTGACATACCCGTAACTAGCGCAATAGCCCCAAGCTACATAACAAACGGACTAGAGTCGTGCCTTAGAGGCGGCGGCGCAGGACTTCAAACTGGGGTATTTGGCATAACCGCAGGGCGGTATAAAGAAGACCCCCACTGCAATAGGCGTAGAGACGCCAAAATGCTACATGAGCAAGGCATGAAAGTAGCTGCTATTGCTCGTATGTGCGAAGACAAGAAAGTATGGAGGGCTATGTTCATATCTGGTACCCCGTGCCCCCTGCTCAGTAACGGTAAGCTAGTAGCAGGTAAGCGTAGTTACTTAATTATGAAGACCCTACCAGAACTATATATACCGAACTACTCTAAGAAGAACAAAGAGTGGTATGACACAATACTCGGAATTGGTAAAGAAGATGATGAAGAACAAACTAGCGACAGTGATCTCTCTGTTAGTGATAGGTTCCGCAGCTCAGGCAAATGAGTTAGACGCCCTAATCGCTACATCCTCTAAAATAGCGGGACAGGTAGACCGTGGTAGTAAACTAGTAGGCTCGGTGATGCACCAAGCGTATGATGGCTCAATTTCAGATGGCACTCTATCCGCCACCGCCCATATCACCGCACAAGACGTTGAGGCGTACAACTACGCGTTAGAGAACGTGTCTGGGTTTAGTCCTTACGGCGATGCACAGACGGCGTTGGAGAACGCAGCTAACACTGAGCTAGACCTCATGCACGAGGCTGTAGAGGTGTTTAGTGGTGCTGTTGTAGAGTTGGTCACAGTAACTGAAATAGCGGATATGGCGGTTAATGCAGAGACCCCTAACGAGCAGGCGGCTGTACAGGATTACGTACAGACAAATGCCGAAGCCTTGAAGGTAGACCAGACTACAGTAGACACATACAACCAGTCTATTGATGACATCGAGACTCACGCGAACAACGCAGGTGCGTACCTAGGCGTTGCGCAAAACAAAGAGGCGGTAGCATTCTTAGAACAGGGCGCAGCCGACAGCAACACTACGGTAGACGGCGCTAACTTAGCGTACGATGCGAACCAACAGTGGGTAGCTATGACTTATGCCACAGGTAGCGCTAACGCTGTGTTTGTAAACGGTACAGACGCCTTTGGCATAGACTTATACGTATCAGAAGCAGATGTACTAGCGTATGGAGCGCAGTCAGCTTACTACCTAAACGGCCCAAACGCGGATAGGTACAGTTGCTTTACCGCAGGGTCTTGCGAATGAGCCTAGAAGATACAGAACTAAAAATCGGAGATGCGTCATTTAAAGGGGTATATATTGCGATTTTGTTAAGTTTAGCGACTACTCTAGGTGGCGGTGTTTGGACTGCTAGTTCACTTTACAGCCGCTTACAGGACGTAGAGTCCCAACACATCCCAGATATTAAACCGCTAGAAAAATCTATCGGGCTTATGCAGCAACAGCTAACTGACAATGATGTTAGCCAGCTAAAGAGTAAACTTGCTGAGTTAGGCGTAAACCTCAAGACTATTATGGAGCAACAGAAGGATTTACTTGAAATTAAAAACCAAGTAAATGAGCTAGATAAAGGAGTTGAGGGTATAAAAGCCACCGTTGCGGAGTCTAAAATACTTGCCGAAGGCGTGAAAGATATTAAGGCTCGTGTTAAGGTTATAGCTAAAGAAATAGACGATTTGTGGGAAGGACTAGACTACTTATCCAACCCCCTTAAATAGAGATTAAACATGGCAATACAAAAAATAGACCTACGCCCCGGAGTAAACCGCGAGAACACTCGCTATACTAACGAGGGCGGCTGGTGGGAGAGCGACAAAGTACGTTTCCGTCAAGGCAACCCTGAGAAGATTGGTGGGTGGCAGCGCCTCACTGCGGATACGTTTCTAGGTGTATGCCGTTCTCTGTTCAATTGGAATGATCTCGGGGGCACGGATCTACTTGGTGTGGGTACTAACCTAAAGTTTTACCTGTATACAGGTGGTACGTACAACGACATTACCCCCGTAAGAGCAACAACAACTAACGGCATTACTTTTAGTGCTACGTTTACTGACGCAACTTGCGACTATAACAACGACCCGACTATTACTCACGATGCAAACGCAAAGATTGTAGTGGGCCTAAGTGTTTCTGGTACTGGCATTCCTTCTGGCTCGTTTGTTGGTTCTATAACGGATACTACGCACTTTGAACTAGCAAATGCGGCTGGTGCCCCAGTATCTACTACAGGTGGCGCAGTAACCAATGGCACGCTGACATTCCAGAACGGTAACATCATAACCGCAACTGATAATGCACATGGGGCTTTTGTAGGGGATTTTGTTACCTTTTCTCAGGCCGCCACCCTTGGCGGTAACATAACTTTCGCGGTGTTAAACAGAGAGTACCAGATAACTTCTGTACCTAGCGCAGATACTTTTACTTTCGTTGCTACCGCTACAGCTAATGCTAGTGATACGGGTAACGGCGGTTCCGGGGCAGATGCGGTGTACCAGATTAACACTGGGGCTGAAACACAAGCACCTCCCGGCACAGGGTGGGGCGCAGGCTACTGGGGACAAAGCACTTGGGGAGATGGTAGCGGGGTTAGTTTGGACATCCGACTGTGGAGCCAAGCTAACTTTGGTGAAGACTTACTCTTTGCCCCTATCGCTGGCCCTATATACATATCTGACCGTAGTGACTCACTAACAACACGCGGTACCCTACTATCTGCTGAAGGCGGAGCTTCTAACGTGCCGACGACGCAGCACGGGCTACTAGTGTCTGATGTAAGTAGGTTTGTATTTTGTTTCGGGTGTAACCCTTTGGGCAGTAGTGTAGCTAACCGTATGTTAGTACGTTGGTCAGACCAAGAAGACGCTACTAACTGGACACCGGCAGCTACTAACCAGTCGGGCGGGATAACACTATCTAAAGGTAGTAAGATTGTTACCGCTATCCAGTCCAGACAAGAAATACTAGTGTTCACAGATGCGGCAGTTTACGCGATGCAGTACGTGGGTGCGCCCGCAGTGTGGTCTGCCCAGCTTGTAGGTGAGAATACTTCTATCGCAGGGACTAACTCTGTAGCTTATGCTAATGGTATGGCCTTCTGGATGGGTAGAGATAAGTTCTACGCCTACGATGGACGAGCCCAATCCCTACCATGTGACCTGCGTAAGTATATATTCGACGACTTTAACAGTGAACAGACCGAGCAAGTTGCGGCGGGTACAAACGAGTCCTACCACGAGATATGGTGGCACTACCCCTCTAAGAACTCTCTCACTAACGACAAGTACGTTATCTACAACTACCTAGAAAATATATGGTACTACGGTGATATTGCGCGCACTGCATGGCTGGACTCTGGAATACAGAACCACCCGTTCGGGGCCACATACAATGGGGTTGTAGTAGAACATGAGCTGGGTACGGACGACAACGAACTAGCCACAACTAGCCCTATACCTGCATCCATAACCTCTGCACAGTTTGACATAGGAGATGGTGATAGGTTCTCTTTTGTAAATAAAATATACCCAGACATATCCTTTGCCGGCTCTGAAGCGGGTAACGCTACCGTAACCATGTCGCTGTTCCCTAGTAAAAACTCTGGTTCGGGATACAACAACCCCCTATCCGTGGGCGGGGATTCAGGACAAGGTGTAGTGCGTGGGATTACTACCCCCATCGAAGAATTTACTGGGGAGGTAGACGTACGCGTTAGAGGTAGACAGCTCACGTTAAAAGTAGAGTCTACAGGCGCGGGAGTCAAGTGGCAGTTAGGTAAGCCTCGTATAGAGATACGTCCTGACGGGAGAAGATAATGCCCGGAGATACTACTAGATATAACGTACCCTTTGTAGCTCCGGCACTGCCGAATGCCACACCCGAATACAGCCAGACTGCGGCTAATGAAACTAACCGTACCTTACGTATATATTTTAACCAGATAGACAAGGAGCTACGGAGTGTTACTTTCCCTGAGATAACCGTGGGTACGGTCGGAATACTATCTGGCACGGGCGACCCCGGTGCAGGTTCTGGTACTGCTGCCTTACGAGGCTCTATATTCCTACGTACTGATGGTAGCACTAGTACTACGCTATACGTAAAAACTGGGGATGGGGATACGACATGGACAGCAAAATAATGCTAATGAATATTACTTGGGGACGCTGTAATGGGTAGAGGCATGGGCGCAAACCAGATGACCTACGCTAGTGGGAGTAATGGAGGTAGAGGTACTTCTAAATCATCTTATGCTGGCCATAATAGAGCTGTCTATTACGGTAGCGGGTATCAAGCCAACCGCTCGACGCACTCAGACCGAACGAAGGCTTCGCAGGGTTATGGTCAGCCCGGCTCACAGATGGCGGGACAAAACCCCAACTGGAATCCTCTTGGCGCGGGCTCTGCTCGGATGGACGGTAAATTACCCTCCACTTACGTCCCGATAACACAAAAAGAACTAGACGTTTTCTACACAGAAAATCCTACTATGAAGCCCGGCAGTTCGGGTAATTGGCTTAGAGATACGGTCAGGGATAATTCCGTTAGAGACTATCTAGGTAGTGCGCCCGGCGTAATAGGGACAGCGCTAGAGAACACTTACGACTACGTTACAGGTGTACCCGCAGCGGAAGTAGCCATGAGTGTTCTTGGGGGCACGCTGTTTAACGATGCCGCTGGTCAATTTGATAGGTTAGCCGCCCAGCCCCAACGGCTAGTAGAGTGGTGGGGTAGTTCTGAAAACCTAATGAACCCTGCTAACCTGAGTAACATCGGTAACGGGATGAGTATGGCTGACCAGCGCAGCGCTCTCGAAGCGTTTGCATCTCAGATGCCGGATGGGGATAGCTTACTACGAGATATAGACGCTATCCAATCGGGCACATATAGCGGAGGTAGTAGTTATAAACCTGCTGGGATGGGTGATGGTTCAGGTAAGGGGGGCACACTACGCAACCCTAATTTTGACGCGAGTGGGCGGGTAACGGGTGTATCAACTCCTAGTGGCGGCACTGTTAATGTAACACGTAAGTCTCTAAAGCCCGGTGATAAAGGGTATGTAGACTACGGCGACCCCCGTAACATGAGCCAGACGGATCAGTTTAGGCGCTTTAATCAACTCAAGGGAATGGGCGAAGACATTAACATGTCGGACGAGGAGTGGGAGAACGCTTCTGCCTCTGAACGCCAAGCCAACCTTGAAGATCGACAAGCGTTTCGAGAGTTGCATGGAGAAGACTTAAATATCCTTCAAAGCTACATGCGAGCGTATAACCCAGAAAGCTATAAGGACGACCCCCAATATGCAGAGGGGTCTATTGCTGGGTACAACTTAGATAGTCTTTCTCCCTTTGATGATGATTATGGTAGTCCAGAGCGTTTAGCCGATGTTGAAACTAAGTTCCTAAATGGAGAGATTAGCGAGACTCAGCTTAATCGTTATCTAGACGATGTAGAACGTAGTACCGGCGATACTTTCAACGTGCCGTTGGGGGAGTCTCTAGAAATGCTAGAGAGCGCAGGGTTTACAGATAGGGAGCTACAAGAGTTCTCGGTAGACTATACTACGATTGACCCTAACACAGGGGACTACCGATCAGACGAAGAATACTTTGATTACTTTACGTCGGTGGTTACCCAGCTAGAATTTGAAGACCCAGAACTCGAAGTCGAAGCGTACGATATGTACGACACTAGACGCGCCGAAGATTACGCAAATGCGTTTGACTACCTAGATGCCGTGGCAGGCTCTGATAGCTTCAGTGAAACGTTCGCCACCATGGATGCAGTAAAGAGAAACGCCTACCTTGATTACCTAAAAGATGAAGGGCGATTAGAAGAATCCGTTTATAGAGAGATGGTAGCTCAGAACCTAGCGACAGATGACGAAAAATTCTTCTACCTACCAGATGGAAGTATTGCCACAAACGCGTCCGGTAGCCCATATGAGACTTACCGCGTCGTACAGTTTGATGAGTTAGATACAGAGTACGATAGCCCTAGTAGCATCGAAGGGTTCACTGATGAGCAGAACGAGCGCCGCGCCACGGTTGCTATGTTAGACGCAGGTAATGTGTCTTTCTCTGACGTGCAGCCGGGGATGAAAAAACCCAAAAAGAAGAAGTGGTACGACGACCCGTGGGAGACAATTAAAAACGTGGGGGAGTCTGTGGCCTTTGGAGGTCTTAAAGAGCTTGGCCCTGCCGTCGAGAACGTAGTAAAAGGGGAGGCCACCTCCGGGGATTACCTGCGAGTCGTACCTTTCGTCTTTGAAATGGCAGAAGTTATTACTCCCGGAGTAAATAAGGAGGAGGCACAGAAATTAGGCGACATTGCAAAATCTGATGCCCTAAAGGCGGGGGCAGCAACAGCGGATGCGGTACAGGCGGGGTCGGACGCGTATAAAGCAGCGCGCATGGGTAAAGGGTTTGTCTTTGGTGACTTATACACCATGGGGTATAACGAGAGTCGGGCTGCTATAACCGCTACGATAAATGGCGACCTAAAAGAGTTTGCCCAGCAGCGAGTAGTTAGCGTCGCTTTCGAGAAAGGTATGGACGCTTTAGGGGATACTGACCTAATAAAAAACATGTCTCCTAAAGTTAGAGAGGCTACGCATAGAACCCTAGTTGAAGTAGCAAATGGTAAGAGCCTAGAAGAATCCCTCAGAGACCAAGCTGAAGAGGAGGGAGAAGAGATAATACGTGACTGGGCTAAAAAACATGATTGGGGCCAGTACGAAGACAAACTAAAACAAATGGGTCGAGACTTTGATGACGCCGTCCTACAGCCATTAAAAGACCAAATTCCTGTAGACGGCGATTCAGCTAGGGCATTCCTTAGCGACTTTGATGATGACGTGGTGCAGAAGTTCACTAAGCCTATAGGCGACCTAGGTTCTGATATAGACGATAATATCATACAGCCCACGCGGGACTTCGTGGAAGATAATGTTATTGACCCTATAGACGATGCTATTGATAGTGTTGGTGATGTGGTAGACGATGTTGTTGATACTGTTGGTGACGCGTTACCTGACTTCCCAGACGGGCCTGACTTACCTGACTTACCTGACTTACCTGACTTCCCTGATATTCCAGACTTCAGTAAATTCCTAGGTGCTTTAGGTTCTCTAAGTGGTCTAAGTGGCTCTATTGGTGGAAACCGCGCTCCAGAAGAAGATGATGATGAGTTAATGGAGTTTTTAGACCCTTACGATTTTTCTGGGGATAGCATATTTAGAGATGTAGCGCAAGAAAAACGGTTTGGTATTACCAGAGATAATGATACACTAAGAGATATTGATAGTAATTTATCTGTAAACACTAATTTAAAAGACCTTGATTTAGGCTAAGCGGAGAGAAGAATGGGCATATTAGACCCGGAAATTCCTGATACTGGATATAAAGGTAGCGTACCTAAGTACACTGCCACTCGTAGGGCGGTAGATAATAGTGCCCAAGAAGCCCGTAGGCCGGGCCAAGGCGGACGCCGATACTTCAGTGACGTAGTATACTCTAATATGGACGGTGTAGATCAGGGCAACCAAATGTCTACTATGATCCCAAGAGGGACTACTGCCTCTGCAATAGCGCAGGCGGAACGTCAAGCCGCTGGACTCGCGGACATACAAAATGCACGTTTTGCGGAGAGTGCTACACCTTCTACTACTACACCTTCTTATGGTGCAGGTAGTGGCTATCGTGGCGAACCTTCTTATGGTGCAGGTAGTGGCTATCGTGGCGAACCTTCTTACGGTGCTCCCAATAAGAACAATAGTACGTCTGGCTCCAATACGGGTGCAGGTAGTGGCTATCGTGAAGCTGGAGATACCACACCTTCTTATGGTGCAGGTAGTGGCTATCGTGGCGAACCTTCTTACGGTGCAGGTAGTGGCTATCGTGGTGGTAGATTCGATGATGCCGATATAACTGAAGACGCCCTCGCTAGGGTAGATTTGACCGAAGATCGCTTTGTAGATAACGACCTCCCAGAGACTCCTAGGTACGCCCAAGGCGGCCTCGCGCAGTTTGGCGCAGGTAGCGGCTATCGTGGTATACCCAAAGGCGCTGGACAAGAAGTAGTGTCCGCTAAACCCTCTTACGGTGCAGGTAGTGGCTATCGTGGTATACCCAAAGGCGCTGGACAAGAAGTAGTGTCCGCTAAACCCTCTTACGGTGCAGGTAGTGGCTATCGTGGTATACCCGGACGCACTGGACAAGAAGGCATGTTCGGTATGCGTACGGGGCCAAACGGCAATATGCTCGCTGGTGGTAGTGGCGGTCGAGGTATCGCTGATGGTATACGTACAGGGCCAAACGGCAATATGATCGCTGGTGGTGGTAGTGGCGGTCGAGGTATCGTTGCGGATAACTTCGGTGAGATGATGCGAAGACGCAAACAAATGGAGAAGATGGAACGAGGAATGGGGGAGAGGAACACCCCAGAGAACAATAAGCGTTTAGGAGATTTACTGAGTGGTCGTGGGGGTAATACTCCTATGAACCGTCAGCGCCCCTCTGGCCCGATGCAAAACAAAGGCCGTAGAAGAATGAGTGACGGCACTGAACGAGTAGGTAGCGCCCGAAACTTTGGAGGCATTGCTGACGCACTCAAGCAATTTCGAGATGGTAGCCGTTCTCCACAAAGACAAAGCAACACTCCACCTAGAATGAGTGGTGTACCTATGCAGTTTGAGCAGCGAATGCAGGGCTTCCGAGGTTTCGCTGAAGGTGGTATTGCACAGACATCTCCGGGCCAAGGGTACTACCTAGGTGGCCCTACTGATGGCATGGCGGATGAAATAGTATCTACCATTGACGGTGAAGTAGAAGCACGTCTGAGTGACGGTGAGTACGTTATCCCTGCTGATGTAGTAAGTCATCTCGGTAACGGTAACTCCGCTGCTGGCGCTGATAAGCTAGGCAAGATGATGGATAACGTCCGTAAAGAACGTACCGGCAATAAGAAGCAGGGCAAGAAGATCGACGCGGATAAAGTAATTAACAAGATGGCTGGCGGTATCGCACAGTTCGACGCTGGGGGGCAAGTTACCGGGCAGGAAAGCTCTTTATCCCCTTATGCTGGCGACTATGTTGTTGATATGTTGGGCAAAGGTGCAGCGGCAGCAGAAATGCCATACCAAGCCTACACAGGCCCACTTACTGCGGGGGCTAGTGACTTGCAGCAACAGTCGTTTAGTGGTGTTGGAAGTTTACAGACTCCCGGTGCTATGGGCGGGCAGGGTTATCAGGCAGGTACATTCGACTCCGCTGCCCAACAGCAGTACATGAACCCATATCTACAAGGCTCGTTGAACCCTCAGCTAAGAGAGAATCGTCGTGAGGCGGAGATACAGCGTATACAAGACGCAGGGCGTTTGACTAAGGCCGGTGCTTTTGGTGGTTCACGTCAAGCTATTATGGAAGCTGAAGGCGCACGTAACCTATTACAAAGCCAATCAGACATTACCGCTAGAGGCTACGATACAGCATTCCAGCAGGCGCAGAAGCAGTTTAATACCGAGCAAGATCGTGGAATGACTGCCCAAGACAAGACTAACAAGTTCGGATTCGATGTACTAACCGCACAGCGCAATGCAGGTGACACGCAGAGAGCTATTGAAGCTGAAGGTATCACTGCGGATAAAGCGCAGTTTGACGAAGAGCGAGATTACGCTCAGAAGCAGATCCAGTTCCAGAAGTCTTTACTCGAAGGGCTACCTATTGACGCGACCTCCAACCAGATGAGTGGCGCAAGTGACCTATCTACGATAATGGCCATACTAGGTGCGACTGGCCAACTCGGCGAAGGTCTATCGGATCTGTACAATACGTACAAACCCGGCGGTGACGATGACGATGGCGGTTCTGACAACTTCGAGTACGAAGATTACGACGATGGCTTTGATACAGACCAAGGCAGCGATTACGTAGAAGATGAAGGCGGCGGTAACTCTGAGATATACCGCGACCCGATGGGAATATAAGTACTAACAATTTGGAGAATAAGTAATGGCCTTACAGCCTTCGATAGACAAAGAAGTAAACATGCTTGCAGACACGTATATGAAGAACCCACAGGGGCTAGAGCAGAGGCAACGTCTCGACCCCTCTATGGAACAAGCTATAGCGTTGGAACGTGTTTTGGAGCTACTAAAGGCTGAGAAGAACACTATCGACGCGCAGATGCAGACTCCCCCTAATACTATTATGGAGCAGCAGAGTGCAGAAATGCAAAGCATGGTTGGCGGAGGGCAGGATCAATCCGTGGCTGACGTAGGCGGTGCTGCACAGGCTAAAGGTATCGCTTCCGCTATGCCACAGAGCAACCAGAATATGCCGAAAATGGCTAGTGGGGGCAAAGTGCAGAAGTTCCAGTTTGGTGGGTTGGCTGCTTATGCTGACAAAGCTGATAAGCAAACGCAGGTTAGAAACCAAGACAGTACACGAGCTAAGTTAGAGGCTAAGAAAGCTGCACTGATCGAAGGTGTTCAGAAGGGGACTATAAGTGCTACAAGAGCTAGACAAAGCGCAGCCGATATAGATGCTCAACTGCAAAAACTTAACACTGCTATTACCGAACAAGGGGCTGGTGCTGCCACTGCACGCCGAGAAACAGCGGCGGACAACAAAAGGAAGCTACTAGCAGATTTGGGAGTTGCGCCTGAAGAAGAGGCTCCTAAAGTTGCGCCCCCCACTAAGAGCGGTATAGCCAGCGTTCCTGTAGGTACAGGTACCGTACTAAGACAAGAAGCGCCTGTTGCGCCTAAAGTTGCGCCTGTTGCGCCTAAAGTTGCACCTGTTGCGCCTAAACAAGAAGCGCCTCGGGCCTTAGGTGGAACCTCTGCGATGGACAAAATGGCCATGGATAACCTTTCCAACGCCATGGGTAGAGATTCCGCAAAAGCTGGGGATGATGCCTACGATAAGTTCCTCAAGCGCTCCGGTGCATCAGGGATTAAAACAGAGTACGACCGTATGCGGTCAGAACAGGACGTAGTAAATGAACGCTACGCCAGATCCCCTAAACAAGAAGCAAGAGACAGAGTCTTCGCGTTCTTTGCTAATGCCGGCTCGATGCAGAGTGGGGTAGCAGGGCTAAGCAAGGCAGCACTAGCAGATCAGGAGCTAGTACAGAAGCAGCAAGCACGTACTCAGACTATGTTAGATAAAAGCCTTGCGCTGGACAAAGAGTTCCTGACGAAAAAATTAGGGTTGGACGAAAAAGCCGCCGAAAAGGCCGCACTTGTGCAGAACAATATTGATACTCTCAAAATAACATCCGCGAACGCCTATCAGAATCTGACTAGTGACGAGCGAGAGATCGCGGAGAAAGATAAAGACCGACTACTAACTCAGGAAGAATCCCGACTGGCTCGCGTACACGACAGGCTAATGTTAGCAGTAAGCACTGACGCAAAGTACAAACTACTGACTCTCTCGGGTAAACTTGAAATCCAAAAGGAACTTTATACCTCCGCTATGGAGATAGAAAACGAGGATACTCAGTTGGCAATGCTCAAAGCCTCACTAGCTAAGCAAAAAAAGCCAGACGGGAAAAAAGCAGTGGCGCTAAGAGCCCAGATCGCGGAAAGACAGCAAGCGGTGAAAAACATGACCGCTGCGTATCTGAGGGATGCGGAAGCCGCGATTGATCGACTATCTATAGATAGCTCTGCGGGTGGTGGTGATGATACAATGTCTGATGACTCCATGAAATTCTTTGATTTGTAATAACCCGACAAGGTAATGTAAATGCCCACTATACAAGAGCTAGAGCTTGGACTCGAACGTGCAAAAGAGGCGGGAGATGAAGCAGCCGTATATGAGATTTCTTTTTTCCTAAAGAGAGCAATAAACAATGAACAAGCCGCGCAGGCACGTCAGAGTCGAAAGCCCGAGTTAGATACGGGTCTCGATAGAGATATGGCCTACAGCGCACTAGACTATGACGAAGAGCCAATGAATGCCCTGACGGGAGGCTTGAGTCGTGGTATTGACATTATGGGCGAGGGCGTAGGCTCTGCCATTGAAGGTTTCGGTAAAGTAACCGGACTAGAAGGTGTCGAAGAGTTTGGCTCTGAGATGGTGGAAGATAACCAAGCCCAGCTAGAAGATGCGGAAAATTACGCCACAAGGCGTCAGGACGTGGAAGGTATAGGCACAGGTGCTGAATACTTCTTTGGTACCCTAGGCGAGACTCTCCCTCAGATGGCTACCGCTATCGGTGCCGGTGCATTAGCTGTTGCCGCCGCCCCTGCCGCACTTACTGTTGGTGCTGGCGCTATGATCGTTGGCGCTGTCGGTGCAGGTCTATCTCAAATCCCATTCTTTTACGGTATGAACCGCGAGCGACAGAAAGAAGCTATAGAGCGTGGAGACGGCGTTGCAGAGTTAGACGAAGGTACAGCCTTCCTCTCCGCCATACCTCAAGCGGCTATGGAAGGTATCGTCGATAGGATGCTAGTCGGTAAGTTCTTTACCCCCAGAGTTATCCGCGAAGGTGGAGTGTTCTCTAGGGTAGTCAAAGGCGCTGGCGCAGGTGCCACAGTAGAGATACCCACCGAAGTCGGTCAGCAGATGATCGAGCGTGCGCAAGCCGGACTTGACCTAGATAGCGACGAAGCAATTACTGAGTACATAGATGCAGCCGTTGCCGCAGGTATGATTGGTGGCTCTATTGGTGGTACTGCCGCAGGTGCCGGTGGACGATACCAAGCCCCCCAAGAAGAAGCTGGCGTAGACCCCGAAGGTAAGTGGGTAGCGTATACAAACGCAGATGACGGTACGTTTTCCTACTTCGATGCCGAAACCGGTGCCGCACTATTTACTGGAGTACTAGAAGGTGACCGTGCCCAAGTCGAAGCCGACATTAAAGAAGGTAAAGCTGCCGAAGCGGAGCTAGATGCTCAGACAACTCCCGAACCCGAAACTGTAACAGTAGAAGAGACTACTACCGAAGACGCTGCGACAGTGTCCGAAGCAGACATTGATGAGGTAGTTGGCACTGAAGAAGCCCCTGTAGAAGAAGCTCCTGTATTCGATGAGGACGGACAACGCGTTGAGACTACAACCGAAAGAGCTACCCCGGTAGAAGAAGTCCCTGTAGACCCAGAAGTGAAACGTCAGGCACAGGTAAAGACGTTGACCGATGCGGGTGTACCTATAGAGATGGCGGAGAGAACTGCCGAAGAGACATTTCAACAAGATATAGACAAGGCACGAGTGGGAGAGATCGTTGCCACAGGTGCCGCTACCAAAGCACAAGCTGCACGTATTGTCAAAGAACAAAGAAAAGCAGAGGCGGAAGCCGCTAAGTTTGAAGAGGCCGCTGCCAAGGCAGGGTTCACAGAAGAGACTGTAGTAGAAGAGACTGTTGTAGAAGCTGAACCTACTGTAGAAGAGACTGTTGTAGAAGCTGAGCCTGTTGTAGAAGAGACTGTTGTAGAAGCAGAAGCTGCTACGGACGCAGACATTGACATAGATTACGATACTATTTCGTGGAACGATGATACGCAGTCTGTAGATAAGTCTTCGGGTACATCTTCTATAGTTGATATGGGCGGACGTAAGATTATTATACGTGAAATTAACGGTATGTTTATACCTTTCTACTTGAGTACTGGTAGTGGTGGTAAAAAGGGTGTACCTGCCGGTAAGTGGTACCCTTTCTTTGGAGTAGGGGCTGACGGCTGGATAAACAAAACAACAGAAGCGGAGATTAACGACTACTATAGTATGCCGGAGTTACGTCAAATAGCTCAAGGGCTTGATAATACTATTGGTGATATAAGGTCTGACGACACTATCCCTAAAGTTGGCAGGACTGGGTCTCACTTTGATAACTTTATTAATAGGGACTTTAATCCAGTAGAAAACGATGGGAATGCTAGAGCTGGTATTGACAAAAGTATTGCTGAAGTACGACAGCGGGTAAAAGCTGTAGAAGCTGAGCCTGTAGTAGAAGCTGAGCCTGTAGTACAACCTGCGCCCGTAGTAGAAGCTGAGCCTACACTTGTAACTGCCGAAGACCTAGATGCAGTGGGTATACCAAAAGCTGCCCCCATACGTAAGCGTATCATAGGTAAGGCTAGAGAAGACCAAGGCACGATAGACCAACTAATTAAATACTCTACAAACAAAACTATTCAGGGTAAGCCTGAGTTGGTAACTGCGGTAACTGAATACGCACTTGGCCCTGTACCTGAGGTACAACCTGCGCCCGTAGTAGAAGAGACTGTAGTAGAAGAGACTGTAGTAGAAGCTGAGGTACAACCTGCACCCGAAGCTAAAGCTAAAGCCAAAGCTACTCCCATACGTACGCGTACTGTAGGTAAGCCTAGGGAAGCAGAAGCGACTCCCTCTCCGGCGCAGGTTAGCCGAGAAGAAGATGGGTCTACATTTAGAGATGTCAAAGACCCAGAGTTTAAACATAAGAACCCTGCTACTACTAGAATAGAAGAAGACAGCGATGCCACTGCCCATAAGGGTATGCAGGCAATGACTGTTCCCGAAGCTAAAGAGACCCGTACCAGCAAGAGGGCTAAGCAGGTTAGGGGTAGAGCTATATACTCTAAAGCGGGAGAGCGGATCACAGACTCTATCGACCTAGCTGCGTACGATGTAGTGAATAACGTCAACTACCAAAACTACGCAGCAAAAAATGCCGCAATGCCCAAGGTCTTTGAGGGAATGGGTAGCGGGACTGCTAAAGCCTACCTAGACTCCTTACGTGCCGACCCTAATATAAGTCAAAAGGTTAAGACCTATATAGATAAGGCCATGGCTAACGCACTACCGATGGAAGCGCTCCCTGTAAACGTCACGTTAGCGCAGACCACCGCCACTAGAGGAGTTAACCTCGACGCGACAACCGGTATGCGGGACGCGCTCAACGACAAGAACGAGTTTAATAGAGCTACCACCGATCCAGAAGTGGCGAAGTTAGCTGCCGAAACTGCCGCTGCTAAGAAACGCGCCAAAGAAGTCAAAGCCGCTAACAAAGCAGGTAAAGCGTTAGTTGGAGCTAGGAATAAAGAACTACAGAAAGCGGAAGCTGACTTAGCTAAGGCTAAAGCTGAGGGTGATGCACCTGCTGTTAGACGTATCGAAGAGAAGATAGACGCACAGCGTTCACAGGCCAAGCGAGAAGAGGACGAGGCAGTGAACGTTGCTGCTGAAGAATACGTAGATGTAGATATGTATGATGATCTGTCTACGCTGGACTTCAGCCTACCTGCGGACTCTGCGGTAAACCTAGACGTACCACTGCACCCCGTTGCTAAGGGACTACTCGCCAGAGGGGATCTAAAAGGTGCATTAGAGTTACTACGTAATACTACAAACAGCGTACACGTACGTGACCTCACTACTGCGTTCCTAGACAACGTAGGTACCACCAAGATTGAGGTAGTAGGCGACCTTAAAAATTCTAATGGGGAAAAAGCTAACGGCTTGTTCGACCCAAAAACAAATACAATCAAGCTAGACGCGGAGACTGGT